TGCTGGTGTGTATTCGACTATGGTTAAAAACATGAAGAATAAACAAAAGTACTATTATAATGGTGTGTATAGCACAGTTGACATGAGTACTTTACCTAAAGAAATGGACGTTGAAGTGTTCTTAGATATCGGTGAAAATTCTAATAGTACTAAAATACAAAAGCTTGGAAAAATAGGAGCAGAAATATTACCTGCACTTAATGAACAAGGTATGGGGCTTGTTATAAAGCCTGAAGCGGCAGCAGTGCTTGCAACTCAACTTATTGAATCAATGCAAATGGACAGTAATGACTATCTTGAAGATTATATGACAGATGAATTTAAGCAAAAAGCAGCTGAAGAAATGAAAAAGAACTCTGAAGTACAACAAGCAGCTGAAGAATTAAAAAATCGTAAGTTACAAGCAGATGCAACGTTAGCTGAATCAAATGTAGCTTACACAGATGCTCAAAGTAAAAACACTATGGATGATAACTCTAAACAATTAGCAGTATCTATAGATAAACACTTTCAAGAGTGGGCAGGTTTAGCCATTAAGGCAACTAAAGAAGGGGCAACGTTACCCCCTCATCCTGATTATGCTGATATAATTATGATGGCAAGAGAATTACTAAACCCTACTCCACCACAGGAACAACCTATGCAGGAACAACCTATGATGGATCAACAAGAGCCAATGATGGAAGAACAACCACAGGAGATAATATAATATGGCACATTCAACTATATCAGCACTAGGTGTTGGTGGAACTCAAGATGGCACAGGAGTCACAACTGCTGCTAGCACTAAGCAAGTTATATTTGCTAATGAAACAAATGCAGATGTAAAACTAGACTTAAAAACAGACGGTACAATTACTGCAGGTGATACTGAAATATTAGTTAAAGCTAATTCATTTAAAACATACGATCATAAAGGGGCACACGGTGTTTGTATAATGGAAAATGTAAAATCAGGTCATGGAACTGCAGCAATAGCTGGTCAGGAAGCAGAAAATCTTAAAGATACAGGATTAGCAAATAGAAAAGACAGAATCTACATAATGCATAGAGTGTAGATATGGATAAGTATAAGCAGACAGCTGAGAAGAGGCTGGGCAATACTAAATCATACGGACATCATAAAGTTCACCCTGAAGAATTAGCAAGACAGGCACATACAAAAGGTCATTTTGCTTCTCAAGAAAGGGAGAACTTCTTTGATGAAGTATACGGTGAAGTTCTTGTAGACTACTTTTTAGAGTGGCTTAAGACTGAATCACATGAAACTAAAACTCGTGAGTTCCTCTACTCTTCGGCAATGGCACTAGGTAGTGTTAAGTCGAAAATGATAGGCTTCGAGATGTACGGAAGAAACGTACCACATATACAGGAGGACAAAGATGTATGAAATAAATTATAAACAATTACTATCTAACTACGAACAAATGATAAACACACTTGAGTATGACTCAATGCGTAGTGGTGGTAAAGCTAAACTCAATGCAGACACTTTAAATAACCTATATACTATGAGAGCAATGTATGAGAAAAAAATTAAACCTGCCGAAAAGGAGGTAAAGAAGAATGGAAAATAATACCGAAGCAAATGTAGGCTCTACCCAATCAGATGACTCTATAGCAACGGATAGTCGAACAGAAGAACAAATGCTGGCTGACATTGTGTCAAACTCCGAGTTTACAGAATCTCTACCCAATGAGCAAGTTCCTGAGTTAGACACGGAAGATACTGCTGAAGAAGACCCAGAAGCAGAGGAATCCGAAGGTGAAGAAGTTAATGAAGAAGTCGAGACTGAAGAAGAAGAATCTACAGATGAGGATGATACGTCTACCCAAGAAGCTGATGTTTATTCTACTGATGACTTAGACTTAGAAGCTGCTGTACTTGTCAAAATTGATGGCGAAGAAAAAGCAGTTACTTTTAGTGACCTTATTAAAGGTTACTCCACTGAACAACATCTTTCTAATAAGGGTCGAGAACTTGGCGATGCAAGAAAAAAATTAGATGAAGAATATGGTACTAAGTTTAAAGAAGTAGAAAACATTGGTCTAGCATCTTCAGCTATTTTATATCGAGAAGAACAAGCCTTAGCAAAGGAATACCACGACATAGAAGGTCAAATAGATCAAGCTAGAAAAGATGGTGATACGTATGAAGTAAATGAACTAAAGGATAAGCGAGAACAATCTCAAAAAAATTACTGGCAAGCCAGGAATACAAGAGAGACTTTAGTTAAAAACGTTCAAGAAAAAGTTGAACAACAAAGTACGCAAGAATGGAATACACAGTTAGAAAAATTTAACAAAGCTATTCCAGACATGATACCTGACTTCAATGAGAAGACAGCTGTTGCAATTAGAGAGTTTGCAATAAGTGAAGGTATAGCACCAGCTATTTTAGACACAATCGTTGATCCTGTTTTAGTTAAGTTTGTAGATGACTACAGACGATTAAAACAAGGTGTTAGTAAAGGTACTGCTAAACGAAAGGCTACAGCTGTTAAAAAAGCACCTATAAGAAAATCTAAAACTAAGACTCAAAAGACAATAGATAAAGAGTCTAAGTTAAGAAGTAGGGTTTTTTCAGAAGATTCATCTGATGATGATCAAATGGCTTTTCTTCGAGGACTTGCAAATAAATCATTAAACTTATAATACCTCGGAGGGTATACAATGACGAATATATTAGGCGTAAGAGGAACTGGCGGACCAGGAGGTCCAGCTAGGGGTACAGGCAAAGATGTCTCACAAAGAGAAGATCTTGCAAACTTTATTACGATGATCACAAGGGATGAAACTCCTTTTATGTCATCAATCGGAAAAGCAAAAGCAACTGCTATCTATCACGAGTGGCAGACAGACCAGTTAGAAGTTCCTGGAAATTCAAGAGTTGGTGAAGGTACTGATTACCTTCAGCCTGCAGCTAATGGCGGTACTGCAAATCCAGCAGTCGGAAATAAATTTGCTGAAAGTGGTCCAAATAGAACCAGACTAGGTAACTACACACAGATCAACGGTAAGACCATTGCTGTGTCAGGAACTAGAAGAGCAGTTGATCAAGCTGGTGTTGCAGACGAATATGCATATCAGTTAAAGAAAAGAGGAACTGAGCTAAGAAGAGATGTCGAATTCGATATGATTCATTCTTATAATATCTCTGGTGCGATTGCTGTTCAAGGTGCAACCGCAAGAGCAGCTGGTGGCGTTCAATCATTTATTAATAGTCCAAGCACTGTTAACTATGTAGGTCAATTCACAGCTCCTTCAGCAGCTACTGCTGGTGCAGTAGGTTCTGGTAATGATGCAAGCGGTACAGACACTGTTCGTACAGGAGTAACTGGTACTGCTGCAGCAACTAGAGGTTCTTTATCACTTTCAGAAATTGATTCTGTAATGCAGAATATCTATGAAGAAGGCGGTAAGGCAACTAAAGTTATGTTATCACCAAAGTTAAGAAGAGATTTCTCAGACTTAATGATCAGTGATACTGGTGTTGTAAGAAACATCGATGAGAAAGGAAAGTTAAGGCAGTCAGTAGACGTATATATGTCAGACTTTGGCGATCTTATGGTAGTTCCAAACTATATTATGGGTCTTACTAATCCTCATTTCTTCTTAGGATCTAATGGTGTTGCTCAAACAGGTGCTGGTGTAGTAGATGTTGCTAACTTTGCAGCACTTATCTATGATCCACAGTGGTTTGCTATGGCTACATTAAGACCCCTAAAAGAGGTTGATGTAGGTCAGCAAGGTGATTCAACTAAAGGAATGATGGTTGAAGAGTCAACTCTAGAAGTACGCAATCCATTAGGTTGTGGTGCTATCTACGGTTTAGCTTAAAGGTTAATTAACCTAAGGGGAAGGTCAAACAGGCACATGCCACTGGCTTTCCCCTTTTTTATATTAGGAGAATATAATGAAAAAGACTTTAAAAGATAAAGCTAAAGGTTTTTTTACAAGTTTGTTTACTAAAAAAAGTAATGCACAAAAAACAATAGATGCTAAAAATAATTTAATGAAAAATTCTAAACAAACTAGAATGAATAAAGTTAAAAACACTGTTAAAAATAATAAAAAGAAAATAGCTGCAGCAGTTGTAGTTCCTACTGCAGTAGCTGTTGGTGGTAACGCATTAAAGAAAAATGAAAAACCACCAGTACCTAAAAGAAGACCTAAAAGTATTAAGCCAAAAAATTACGGATTAGGCGGTACAGATGATCTTTCAAAATCTAAGGTAAAGCAAGGACCACCAAAAGGAATTGCAAAAAAAGCACCAGTAAAAAAGAAAAGCAAGAGTAATATAAGTGGTAGTAGTTCTTATGATGCAGACTTTACTAAAAAAGGTTTAGAAAAGAGAGGTCTAAGTCCAAAGGCTCGTATGTCTAAAGAAAACTTAGCTAAAACTACTTCGGCTAAAAATAAAAAGAATGCCGCAGGTCAAGACTTTGGCGGTAAGAAAAAGAAAAAAGCAGGAGCAGCTTTTTATGAATCCAACGGTGGTAAAATAAAAATGGCTAAAGGCTACAGCAAAGGCGGTTCAGTCTTTACAGGTAGATAAATAACAGGAGGTATTAAAATGCAATACATTGAACACAAGTCAGCTGCAACACCTGCAGTAGTGACATATGTGCCAGTCAATCTTTGCACCTTTCTAATCGCAGAAGCAGTAACATCGGTTGCAGGGAATAGCGGTACAAAGACAGGTGCAACAAGAAAGGTAACACACTTTTCACCACTAGCCTCTGGAGGAGTACCAACAATTCCATCAGCTATACTTGCATCAGGAGTAGGAGCTAGATTAGGATTCTTTAATAAGAATGGACACTTTAACCCTATGACAGATATCAGTATTGGACCAGCTTAAAGGAGATTGAGGACATGGCTAAAGAAAATAACTTTGTCTTCTCAAGTGCAACTGTAGATCAAGGTAAAGGCATAAACGCTGGATTTGATCTACAGAGTGCTGAGTGGGAAGCAAAGCAAGATATAACACAATATAAAGAAAACGCTAAATTAGATAGAGACAAAGAATCTTACTTTGGAAGAAGTAAAGGTGGATATAGGAAGATGGCTACAATACCAGATATTGTTGCATTAAAGATATTGCAAGAACACAAGTTAGACTTGCACGATCAATACTTTATGAATAATCCAGCCAACTTAACTAAGTTAAAAAGAATCTTATTGTCAGAATATCGTGATTTAGTAGTAAACAGCTAGGAGTAGAATATGGCATTAACATATACAGAACTTGTTAGCCTTGTTAGAAGTTGGGCTAACAGAGATGAAGAAGTTGTTAGTGATGCAATTATAAAGGATTGTTTAAAGTATGCAGCAGATAAAGCTTACAGAACACTTCGTGTACCACCGTTAGAAAACGTAGCAGTCTATAATAGCACGCTTCTAACTGCAGCAACAGCAAGAGGACAGAGTGGTCTCACTATAACCGAATTACAATTACCTTTCGACTTAATAGAATTTATACAAATAAAAGAATTAGATAGTGATGGCAAAGTCCTTAGAGTCTTTAATGAAAAATTAGATGTTAGAACATTTAATGATGTTAATTCCGAAAAATACTCTAATCAAAATTATTGGACACGATCAAGAAACTTAGCTTTGTTAACTCCTGGATTTAACGCCACTGGTTTAGCAAGCACAATAGAACTATTATATTACAGAAGATTACCAGCATTAAATGCGTTATACGCAGTTACAGTATTAAACTATAATGCTGGTTTTCTCACAACTACTGGTGGAACTACTTATCTTTTCTTTACAACAACTAGTGGTGTGGCTAACACAACAGCATTTGCAACTCAAGCAGAAGCTATTGCTGCAGCTACAGGTAATATAACTGCAAAAATAAATGTAGCAGTATCT